GAAGGTGGTGGGGACTTTGTGAAAACCCTCTATAGATGGGTTATCAGCAAATTAGTAACCTCTGGGTATCAAGAGATGCTCAAAGATTACAAAGCGTTCATTGTCTTTGTTAAAGCAAAGGCAATAGGCGCGAATGACATTCCAAATGGGGTCTGTCATTTTCCCGGGTTCTCACCAGACGGTGTGTACCTCGGAATAAACCTCCGATGGCTAGATTTAGTCATTCGAAGAGGTTTGAAGAGTAAAGGTGAAGCTACTAGAGTAGCTCACTTTATCTCAACAAGGGGAATGCCACCTCCTGTAAAGGAGATGGTACAGGAATCCTTGCGTAAGCACAGGATTAACCTCATTACCCCAGCCATAGAGATCCCTCAAAGAAGGATCCATATGGTTAGACTACTCTCCCGAAGAATCGGGAGAAGAATCAACCGTTCTCAAGTCCAAATGGATCTTGAGAATCCGGAACACGTAAGTCTAACGAACTCAAGTTCGTTCGCTTACTCGAGGACAGACGGCGGCAGAGCCGCTGAAGTCCAACTCGAATTCGACCGTTGGGCGAATTCTGAGGGAGTAGAGAGAGAACATATTCTCTCCTACCCAATAGTAGCTGGCGTCAATTGGCGCAAGGTACTCTGTTATCCTCGGGACGAAAATCTCGAAGATAAATCCTTTGGAGATCCCCTAGAAGGGGGACTCTTAGGACTCCGGAGGGCAGGTTATGACAATAACCTGGGCTTCCAGATTCTCCAATGCGCAGCTGAAGCTGGCATAAAGAGAGAAGTGTTGGATGAAAACTACAAAGTAGTCGGTCATCCACACGTCCGTGCCTCCGTCTCTTCAGAGCCGGGTGGCAAGGCAAGGATAGTAACCGCCAATGAATGGTGGGTTACAATCCTTCTTCAACCTTTAGGGCACATTCTTGTGTCCCTATTGGAAGAAATCCCTTCGGCTCGCGCCGGCTTAAGCCGGAGCGAACCTGCATGGGAATGGGTCGAGGACTTGCTGCATAGCGGCAAAAAGGACCCCAACTTGGAACACTTCTATAGAAGTGCCGAGTTATTGACAAGTGATCTGAGCGAAGCTACAGATCACTGTCATAGAGACCTATCTCGAGCAATGCTCGAAGGTTTCTTTGAGGGGGTAGGGCTGGATTTTTCCAGCGG